CAATTAAACCAGATGTAGTTGAAACTTATTGGGATCTAAGTAAGAAAGGTCAACTTAAGTTTGTTGTAAATGGAACTAAAGAATGTTGGGAGGAAGTAGAAGATGTTATTAGACTTTTTCGTGCTCGTGGTGTTAATTATCCTATTTGGATTATGCCTATCGGTGCAACTGAAGAAACACAAAAAGAAGAGGCCGGTAAGATTGCGACGGAAACTTTAAAAAGAGGATATAAAGTGAGTGCTAGAGTTCACTGTTATCTATGGGGGAATGCTATTGGTGTCTGAAGTTTTAACATACAATGATATACACGAACGTATAAAAACTATTCTTGATATTATGGAGAAGCATGAATATAAACCAGATAGAATTATAGGTATAACAAGAGGTGGATTAATACCAGCTGTAACTATGTCTCATCTTTTAGATATACCAATGGAGATAGTCAGTGTAAGTTTCAGAGATGGAAAATGTAATGAAAATATACCTGAACTAGATAAAGAATTAAACTATCTGATTATAGATGATATAAACGATAGTGGTAAAACATTTCAACACTTAACTCAAACACTTAAACAAAAGGATATTAAGTATAAAACTGCAGCATTGAACTCAAAGATAACAAGTAAGTTTATTGTTGACTTTGCAGGGATAATTCAAGATAATGATGCATGGATAACTTTTCCTTGGGAGAAAATAAATAATGATATATAAAAGTACAAAACACTATGGACATAACATTGGATTAAGCGCTGTCTTTAGACAACCTAATGCTGACCATTCACATTGTCGTTTTCTTCATGGTTATAGTTTAGCGTTTACATTTACTTTTGCTTGTGAAAGTTTAGATGATAGAAACTGGGCTGTTGACTTTGGAGGTCTAAGACCTTTGAAGGCTTGGTTAGAAGATATGTTTGATCACAAAGTATGTTTAACTAAAGATGATCCACATTTAGATAAGTTTAGAGAATTAGAAGAATTAGATCTTGCAGAAGTAAGAGTTTTTGATGGAGTAGGTGCAGAGAAGTTTGCAGAACATGCTTTCAACTTTGCAGATAAATTGATAAGAGAAAAGACTAATAATAGATGTTATGTTACGAAAGTTGAGTGTGCAGAGCACGGAGCGAATAGTGCAATTGTAGAAAAGGAGGAGAACAATGCATCCAAAGTATAAATTAAATGCAGAGCTAGGTTGGAAGGTACATGATCACTTAGTTAAATTAGGATTGGAAACACCAATGACAGAAGGTGTTAAAGATACAGCTGAAAGAAAAATTGCTTCTATCACAGATAGTTTTAGTGATATAATGATTGATTTAGGATTAGATCTTACAGATGACTCATTATGCGATACACCAAGTCGTGTAGCTAAGATGTTTGTAAATGAAATATTTTATGGTTTAGACTATAATAAGTTTCCAAAGTGTACAGCAATAGAAAATAAAATGGCTTGTGATGGATCGTTTGTTCTTGAGAAGAATATAAACGTCCAATCTAACTGTGAACATCACTTTGTTGTTATAGATGGATTAGCTACAATAGCTTACTTGCCAGGAAAAAAAGTATTAGGTTTATCTAAGTTGAATAGAATAGTTCAGTTCTTTGCTAAGAGACCTCAAGTACAAGAAAGATTAACAGAACAGATCAGAGCTACGATTCAGTTTGTATCTGAGTCAGAAGATGTAGCTGTTTATATAGATGCTAAGCACTGGTGTGTAAAGAGTAGAGGTATTCAGGATCAAACCAGTAGTACAGTAACTTTATCTGTTGGTGGTGAGTTTGCTGCACCTAACTCAGAGATAAGAAAAGAATTTTTAAACTTAGCGAGATCTGCATAATGAATAACCAGTTTCTCTACAGTCCAAATTATATTATGACCTCAGAAAGAAGGTGTTGGACTCTCAGAGAACCACAGGATACGAACTCACTCCTCTCTCACTCTAAATTCGTGTCCTGTGGACCTTTTTTATATGGTATAGTATAATGTGTGGATGGTACTTTGATATGGAAGAATTAATTGAAGAAAACGAAAAGGAGGAACTCAATATGAAAACTCAAACTAAAATTAAAGTATTGAAAGAAGAGATTAGTATATTAAAAAGTAGAATTGAACCTCATGATACTGGTCATTTATATACAACTATAGATACGTTGAAGTGGAGAGTTAAAGAACTCAAAGGTCAACTAGGAGAAGGTGAGGATCTTGGGTGACAGATTTATTTCCAGAAAAAAAAGAGTCTTATGACGAGTTTGTAAAATCTATACACAGAGAAGACTCTAAACAAAGAGCTCGAAAGAAAGTTAAAAGATTTATATGGGTTACTTTTCAAAAAGAAGGAATACATCATTATCCGGATGCACCAAAAGAAGTAAGTTTTCTTAAGCATCCTCATAGACATATGTTTCATTTTAAAGTAAAGATACAAGTGTTTGATAATGATAGAGATATAGAGTTTATAATATTTAAAAGATGGTTAGAAGATTTATACAAAGAAGATATAGTTCAGTTGAATAATAAGAGTTGTGAAATGATATCAGATGACCTTGCAAAGGCTATAAAAGATAAATATCCACAACGAGAACTAATAATTAATGTAAGCGAAGATAAAGAAAATGGTTGTGAAATACAATATCCAGAAGACTACTATGATTAGAATTATAATAGCAACTTGTTTTTGGTTAGCTATGTTTTGGGCATCATCACTTATAGGTATTGAAAGACCTGGTGCTGTTGAGCCTCAACTAGATGAAGATGATAATCCTACTTACTATATGACTTATGGTAAGGGTGATAGAATAGATCCATCTACTAATAAACCATTAAACTTGATACAAATATATTGTCAAGATATACCAGTTGATATGGTTACTGATGAACAACTTGAACAATGTAGGGAAGATAAAAGTTTAGTAAGAGAAGAATATGGTTGGATGGATTTTGCAACATATAAAGGTTGGAGAGCATATCATGCAGAGTGTCATGTATGTCACGGTCCTGATGCAATGGGTGGTTCATGGGCACCTAACTTAATGCAGTCTATGCAGGACGGATTAGATTACTATGATTGGTTTGAAGTTATAGCAAATGGAAGAGGTGAAGCTGAAGGAGCACAATCTGGTAATGTTATGCCAGCATTTGGAATGAACCCAAATGTAGCTCCACATATAAATGATATCTATAGATATGTAAAAGCAAGAGCTGATGGTAAAATTAGAAGAGGTGTAAGATTACCTAAGCTACCAAAATTTAAGGAGGAGTAATGAAGGGTTTCAAAGAGTTTAGAGAGTTATCAGAACAAAAGTCTGATCATAAAGCTATGAAAGATTTTACTTATCATCATGTTTTAAATACAACTCAATCACATCCAGCTATCAAAAAAAAGTTTGTGAAAAAGTTTGGATCTCATAATGTTAAACATTTTGATAATCATGTTAGTGATCTTATTGATCAATATGATCCACTTCAAGAACAAACAGAAGACTCTGTTAGAAAAAAACTTAAACTAGCTATGGCTAAGTCTAAACGAATGAATAGAAGTCCAAAAGTTTCTTATATGGATGTTTCTGTAAATCCACCAAAACTTAAATCAGGAGAGTATCAAGGTATGATGTCTGCTCATGGTTTTAGTTATGCAAAGATACAGGAACCTGGTAAAAACTATATGTCAACAGTACCATTACCACAAATACGTACAGTAATTCCATAAACTGTTGACTTAAACAATTGAAAGGTATATTATGAAGTATATGTCAAAGACTCATTTCTGTCACATTGCACCAATAAACTATTTACATCTAACTAAAGGTAGAGAGGTTCATCTCACTTTAGCACATTTAGTAGATGATGAGCAATATACAAATTTTTATAAAGAAGAGAAGAAAAATGGATCCGTTATCATTATGGATAATAGTGCATTTGAGTTTACACAGCAAGGTAAAGGATATCTTTCTGGACAAGAGATAGTTGACTATGCAAAACGTATTGATGCAGATTATGCTGTAATGACTGATTATCCTGGTGAGTCTTCTAAGAAAACTATAGATGCTGCTAAAGAACAAGCTCCTGTATTTAAAGAGGCTGGTATAAAAACTTTCTTTGTACCTCAAGGAGAGAAGAGTAATAAAGAAGATTATTTGGACTGTTTTAGATGGGCAGTTCAAAATCCTAAGTTAGTAGATTATATTGGTTTTAGTATATTAGCAATACCTAATGCATATGGTATTGAACCTTTTACTGCAGGACCTTCATTACATAGATTTACTTCAAGATTACATATGATGTATACTTTAGCTGAAAGTGGTTTGCTTGGAAGTTTACAAAAGAATGGTCAACTACTTCATTTCTTAGGAATGGTAGATGGTCCTAATGAAATACAATTTCTATCTCCTTTTAAAAGATTTATTAATAGTTGGGATAGTAGTAGTGCTATATGGCATGGATTAAATGGTTATGGTTATGATAATACACCAGGTGGTCTAGAGTTTGGAAAATATGAAAGACCTGTTGACTTTAATCACAAACCAGAGCATGATAAAGAAGATAATGATTTTTTTGTGAAGTTAGCAAAAGAGAATATGGATTATATTGACAAGTTAGTATATGCATATCTCTGGGGCTTGGAAGCAAAAATACAAGTGAAAGATATGATAAGTGAAGTTGCCTAAATTTAAATACAATGAAGATAATTTATTAGATGATGTTTTTGAGTATATCAAAAGTACATATGGTCAACACTATGTTGGTAATAAAGAGATACAAACTTTAGATGTTTGGGAAAGTATGGGCATAGCAGAAGATATGTGTTTAGGTACTATCGTTAAATATGCTATGAGATACGGAAAGAAAGATGGTAAGAATAAAAAAGACTTACTAAAAATTATACATTATGCTATATTAGCATTACATTATGGAGGACACGGTGAAGCATATACTAAGCAAGACAAATGATAGTGAACTAACTAATGTTCAAGAAGGAGACAGTCAACCTAATGCTGTCGATCTAAGAGTCAGTAAAATATTTAAAATGGATGGTCAGTTTCTTATTAGCGAAGATAAGAAAGTCCATAGAACTACAGAAGAACTTATTCCAGATGAAAAAGATTGGTGGTCTCTTGATACAGGAGTCTATGAAATAGTAATGGAAAACATAGTCAGTGTTGGTGAAGGATATGCTGGCTTTGTTATAACAAGATCAACTCTCAATAGAAATGGTGTATTTATTACAAGTGGTTTATACGATAGTGGATACCACGGAGTAATGGCTGGAGCATTACATGTAAGAGGTGGTAAAACTTATATAAAAAAAGGAACCAGAGTAGGACAGTTTATAATGTTTGAAGCAGAGACTTTATCATTATATGATGGAAGCTATGGTATAGGAAAACAACATGATAACAAATATGGAGAAGTAAGTGGAAATAAGCATTGATATAGGAAAACTAAGAGAAAGAAAAATATTCGTTGCTACACCAATGTATGGTGGTATGGCTGGAGGACAATATTGTAAGTCTACTGCAGATCTATCAGCTTTATGTGCTCGATATGATATTAAGCTATCATTCTTTTATTTGTTTAATGAAAGTTTGATTACTAGAGCTAGAAACTATCTTGTAGATGAGTTCTTAAGATCTGATATGACTCATTTAATGTTTATTGATAGTGATATTGGTTTTGATCCAAATGATGTTTTAGCCCTTGCTGCTTTAGCAGAACCTGGATCAGATAAAGATATAGTATGTGGACCTTATCCGAAGAAAACTATATCTTGGGAAAAGATCAAGAGAGCAGTAGATAGAGGCTTTGCTGATGAGAACCCAAACAAGTTAGAAAAGTATGTTGGTGATTATGTATTTAATCCTGTAGAAGGTCAAACAGAGATAAAGATAAACGAGCCAGCAGAAGTGTTAGAAGGTGGTACTGGATTTATGATGGTACAGAGAAGTGCATTTGAAAGATATGCTAAGGCATATCCA